GTGCTGGACCTGCTCGATCAGGTACTCGTGGCCCTTCTGGGCGAAGCGGCGGCGCTCCTCAGTGTCCAGGTACACGTAGTTGGCCCAGACCTGGAAGTCGGTCGTGAAGTAGTTGCTGTAGTAGGTCGTCAGGTCGAAGTCCAGGCGCACCTCGTGGTACTGCAGGGCAATCAGCGGCAGGTACAGGCCCGGGTTGCGGTTGAAGAAGAACAGCAGCGGCAGGTACACCTTGGCACCGGAGGTGGTCGCCGCGGTCAGGGCGGACGAGGACAGCTTGCCGTAGTTGATCTTGTCGCTCTCACCCAGGAAGCACTCGGCGTACAGGCGGAACCAGGTCTGGTAGTGCTTGTCAATGCGCTGGCCACCGATGGTCAGCTCAACGGCAGCGATGGCACGCTCAGCCACCCAGCAGCCATCAACCTGGGAGTTGGTGGACGTGCAGTTAGCCAGAGCGATGGTGGTCGGGGTCAGGGCAACGTACATGTTGCCGACCAGGTCGCCGTTGCGGGCGATGGTCACGGACACACGGCCGCTGTTGGAGGCCGTGCCGTTCACCGTCTGCTGGATCACCTCCATGGCGAAGTTGGTGTGACGCTTGTACACCGCCTGGAAGAAGGTCACCTTGGGCTGACCCGTCAAATAAACATCCTGAGCACCGTAAGCCACGAGCTGCATAAGTCCACCTGCCATGATTGCTTGGTACTAGTAGCAGAGAAAAAAATTTACGCGTTGAACACGCATTGGAATTTTCTAAACTAATTTCAAATGTCTGCCCGTCGCCCCCAGCCCCCCCGCCCCTCAGCCCCTGAGCCCGACATCCCCGAGGATGAGGAGGTTGATTTTGATGAAGAGGAGGGTTTCGATGAGGGACCTGACCTTATGGATGTCCTCGGGGGGTTCCTGGCCACGGAAGACGGTGAGACCATCGCCACCTCCCTTGCGGCCATGAAGGACGCCCTTATCACCCAAAACAAGATTATGGTGAAAATGTTGTCGGCCCTTATGGCCAAGCAGACTTGCACATGTGCTTGCTGCTGCCAGAAGAAGGATGAGGCCACGGAAGCGGCTTAAAAATATATCGCTATGAATTACCAATGGCAACAATCATCGAACGGAGTATCACACCCGAGCACGCCGAACAAATTCAGATTGAAAACAATAACCAAGCCATTTGTCAGTGGAGCACAGAAGAACTCCTATCTCATATAGATTTCTGCGAACGTGAAATAAAATTGAATGCAACAGGAAATACTGAACTTCACGAAATCGCCTGGCGTTACGTCCTTTTTCCATCCAACCAGGAGAGGGACGCCAAGGGCTACCCCGTAAACTATGATCCGGACCTTATTCGGGCTCGCAAGGATCGTTTCATCACCGCCTGTCGGGAAATGCTCGCTCGAGCAAACTGTTCTGGTGATATCTGTATCATGGGAACAAAAGACATCAATGGAAATGAAACGACCGTTCAGCGCAGAATCAAGCGTCTCATCAAATTTAGGCAAAATATGTTCAAGCAGTTCAAACTTTGGGAAGATTCGTATTCCCTCACCAACCTCCCGAATATGGTATCAACTATCGATACATGGATTGAGGATGACGACAAGAACTCACCCTATCAGAAACTTCTGCTGTACTTACTCAACGAAGCCTATGAAAATAAGTACCGTCGATACAAGGAGCAGTGCTGCCTTCAGATCGGGGGGTCTCGCGCGTGGCGCCCCGTCAAGGACATAGCCACCTTCGTCTATGACTGTACCCAAAAAGAGGACAACCCAGAGATGTGGAAGCACCTCACCTCCAAAGGAAACACAGTGTCTGACGTGGTCAAGCACTTGACAAACTGCAAGGACCACCAGTTTCCAGAGATTAAAAAGAACCGCCACGTGTGGTCTTTCCGAAACGGGCTCCTCGTCGGCAAGAACTGGTCCGAGGAGGCCCAGACCTATGTCATCAAGTTCTATGACTACAAGAGCACTGATTTCAAGAATCTCGATGCGACTATCGTGAGTTCTAAATACTTTGATCAAGACTTTGATGCTTACGATGATATTGAAGACTGGTACGCCATCCCGACGCCTCACATGCAGAAGGTCCTCGACTACCAGAAGTTTTCCGAGGATGTCTGCAAGTGGCTCTACGTCTTCTGTGGCCGTCTGTGCTTCGATGTGAACGACCTCGATGGGTGGCAGATCATCCCCTTCCTGAAGGGTATCGCCCGATCCGGTAAGTCGACTATCATCACAAAGGTCTGTAAAAAGTTTTACGAGACGGAGGATGTCAAGACCCTTTCGAATAACATCGAGAAGAAGTTTGGTCTGGATTCTATTCACGACGGCTTCATGTTTATTAGCCCCGAGGTCAAGGGTGACTTGGCGCTGGAGCAGGCGGAATTCCAGTCGCTCGTGTCCGGTGAGGACCTGTCTATCGCCCGTAAGTTCAAGACGGCCAAGAGCCTCCAGTGGAAGACCCCGGGTATCCTCGCTGGAAACGAGGTGCCGAACTGGAAGGACAACTCGGGCTCCGTTCTTCGCCGTTTGGCCACGTGGAACTTCGGGAAGCAGGTGATGGAGGCTGATCCCCATCTCGACGAGAAACTGGACAAGGAGATCCCCGCCATCCTCTGCAAGTGTGTTCGGGCATACCTCGACTATGCCGCCAAGTACTCTGACAAGGACATCTGGAACGTCCTGCCCAACTACTTCAAGACGATCCAGAGCCAGGTGGCACAGGTGACGAATCCCCTTCAGCACTTCCTTTCGTCGGAGAAAGTTGTGTACGGACCGGACAGGTTCTGCCCGCAGAAACTCTTCGTCACGGTCTTCAAGACGCACGTACAAGAGAATGGTCTCGGGGCGTTCAAGTTCAACCCGGATGTGTGCGCTGGTCCTTTCAGTTCCCGCGAACTCACTGTGCGGACGGAGAGCCTCACGTACAACCAAAAGTCGTATGCGGCCCAGCCTTTCATCTTCGGCGTCGACGTGGTTATCGACTCGGACCGGTTCAACGACTCGTATTAAATATCTTGTGAAATACTAGTATGAACGCTAGGGAAGTAGCGGCCTACATTATCCAAGTTGCTTACAGGAAGCGTCAGGGCACAGAAGTCTTTTCTGACAAGGGAGATGGTTTTGCCCTGACGGTACCTAAGATTGCGAACATGTCCGTAAAAACGAAAGTTGACGGGCCTGTTGATATGAGTATCTTTGACGAAAGAAAACACGGAGACAACTTCTCAGTGGAAGAAATAGAGGGGAGATCTGGTATCCGTGGGTCTATAAGGGTTCAACGCGGGCAACGCCGTCATGTGGGCAACTTCGACTCGGTGGTGAGCGTCGTGAAGATTAATCTGAAGATGATTTTACCCGCACAAAAAGCAAGTGTTCAAATATTCAAGAAACAGGGGTACATAATTATTAACACGAATGGCCCATGGGAGCGCGTTGCTAGAATTCTGGCCAAGACGTATTTTCCTGGAAAATTCGGAATGATGATTGAGAATGGCACGGTAAATAGTGTACTTGAAAAGTTCTTCTGTAACAGGCACATAGATACTAAACTTTTGACCAAACTGGTTGATAAGTCACTGGGGCCCCAAATACACAAAGGATTCTTCGGTATAGCACCTCCGGCCAACTCACACGATTGGGCTCTCGCAGGGGGTCTGGGCGCCTTTTCTCATCAAGAAACATTTCCTCATCTTCTTCCCGAGGAGGTGGCGCGCCTGCCCAAGATAAAGGTGGTAAGAGAGGTTGCTGTTGTTCAGCATCACCAAGCAGGGGGTGGTGGGGTTATACTCAGTATATTCCCTAGTGGTTCTATAGTTTCATCCTCTCGCTTTGAAAGCAGGGGTCCCGTGTGGTTCAAACAGTTGGTGTCCGACTTTAAAGGAGTTTTCCTTAAAGACGAAAAGAGGAGCGTGGGTGCCAAGGTGACACGCAAGGAGGAGAAGAGGGCCGCCATAACACAGAACAGAAACCCTGCTGCACCGAGTTGGAATGCTGTTCATCCGAACCAGTCTGTCAAGACATTCGTCCGCCCCGGCCCCGATGGCAAGCCCCGGTACTATCTGTTCACGAGCGCTGAACTCCAGAGGGCCAAGGCTATCCGGGCGTTCCTGGACGCCGGGGTCAACATACCTCAGAGAACACGGGAAATGCTCGAGATCACACCTGCACACATAGCGGAGGTCAAGGCGGCCATGGGGGCCCCGGCCGTCAAGGGCCCCTCGGGGTGGAACAACCAGTCTCGCCAGGGCTACTATGTTCGGCCGAATAGCCAGGGGAAACCCCGGTGGTACGAGATACCCGCCGGCCTCGCCTCGGGGAAGAAAACCCTCCTCAAGTCCTACGGAAAGTTCCAGATAACACCGCCTCAATGGCTCAAAAATCACTTCAAAATATCTAATGCAGAAGTCCAAGCCGCCGTGGCCAACCACCACGTGAACTATGGCCTTAATAAGAAACTGAGAATCAACGGCAAGAATGCAACACGCTTTAACAAAGAGACCCTCCTCAACACGGCACACAACATGGGTGTAAAGCATGTGACCGAACGCATGAATAAGATGGAAATTGCTTCTGCCATTGCGGGCCGAATGGCACCAGGTCGCCAGCGGATAGATCTCACTTTGAACGGGGTCCACCACACCTTCCTCGCGAACGGGAGCGTCCGGAGGAACTACAAAAATAAAGCCTCAAGAACTCGCCAGTTCGCGACCCTGAAGGCGGATGAGCGCGACGCCATAGCCAAGGCATTCCTGCCCGCCAACAAGTACGAGAGTTTCAGAATAGCATCCCCGTCAAACAAGTACAAGATATTGATGAACCACAAGGCGGCCAAGGCCACTGTTGCCCCCCCGACCGCCAAGGGGGAGAGCCCCAAGTCCCCGGAGAATGTGTGGGGTAACTTGGAAAGCGAGATGGATCTCACTTTGGGTTATCTCAACATCAACAGGTCTAACCTGCCCGAACTCATGACGCGGCTCAGGGCCATAGAAGTGGGTGTCCGGGGGAAGCCACCGCGTGCAAAGGTGGACGCGACCCTTGCCAAATTCATCAAGGAGAAAAAGACTCAGAGAAATGTTTCAGAAAAAAGAGCCGCTTACAGGAACAAGATTGTCATCCCGAAATACGTCCCGGCAAACAGGGTCAACGAATACAAAAACTTCGTTGCCAATTTCGCCACGACGAAGGGGAAAAGGGGTTTCCCAACAAAGAAGAGAGTGGCAGAAGTCGCCAAGAACTGGATCCGTGTGCACGCGCCTCAGCGCCCTGCCCAACCTGCTCGTACAGTCGAGAATGTGGTGACGGGTGCTATGCGCTTCCAACCCGCCTATGTGCCGTCCCCGCGCGCCTCTCCCAACGTCCCTACCCCTCCGATAAAGAAACCAAAGACGCCACCGGTCGTCAAGTCCCCATCTAAAACGCGCAGAGTTATACCCATGAATGAGAGATTTGAACTTATGGTCAATAATATGAATAGAATGGGTCACGCATACAAACCAGAAAAGGTCTACTCATGGGAAGACCTTGCCAAGTTGGGGGTTTCAAATAAGTACAGAAGTAACTGGCTCGAATATGTCAAAAGCGTCAAACGCACCTGAGGACATCCCATATTTTATAAACCATATTGAATAGTGTATCCCTGTCCTTTACAACCTCGGGTTCGATGATCTCCAATTCCACTTGATATGACTCGGCCTTGTCGTCATCGGGGTCATCGGGGTCACCAGTCATCTTCGTAAGATCAATACGAAGATTCTTTCGTACAAAAGACCACCTCTCCTTGGTCTTTTGATCGGATGCCGTCTCGCCGTCATACTCGAACGGGATCTCCTGGTTCACGGCCAACCGGACATCGAATGGACTCTGTGGGATGGCAAAGTCATCCACATGCATTCTCTTCTTGATGATAGACTCGCGCTCCTCCGTGTCTTCCATGATCTGGAGGCGCTTATTCCCTTCGAAATAGTACACCTCCCACCGGCCGTGCTCCTTCCGCTCCCAGCCTTCATACTTGAGCAAAGCCTTGAACAGTTTGTCAAAAGACTCCTTGCCCACATTCGTGTCAAAGCCCTTGGCGCCCGGTCGACCAAACCTGAATTCAATTTCCATGTTTGGCTCGGACTTGAACTTTTCGATGATGGGTTCCCATTTGTGGAAAAGTTCATACTCCATTTTTCTCTTATAGAATAGGAGACCCTACTCTCTAAGACAAGATGAGAGGCCTGTTGAACCTTGGAAACACTTGCTATTTCAATACAGCAGTTCAGTGTCTTGCACACTGCCCCCCGCTCACAAAACGCCTTTTTTTAAATAGTTATGACGGGCCCTGTGCCATCACGAAGGAATATCAGAAGTTGTGTAGGTCACTCTTTCTAGCGAAGGCCAAAGACCCCCTCGATCCATCGGACCTTCTAAAGGCTTTTCAGACGAAGTTTCCAAGGTTCACTGATGGGCACCAACACGACTCACAAGAGGTTATCGTGTGCCTTTTGGATGTACTCGAAGTCTCTCTCGGAAAGGAGTTTATTCAGAACATATTCAACGGGGAAGAATTGCAAGAGACGGCTTGGAAAGAAGGCAAGTCCATCCAAAAGAGTATTTTCACTACCCTTATTTTGGAGCCTAAAGGGTCTACATCTCTTGACGCGTTGATAAAGGCCCGTGAGAATATACACACGGTGGATAACTACAAGGATGTAGAAGGGAAGGAGTGGCCATGGGCCGCCATACGCACCAAGGTGAGCAAATGGCCAAAGATAATAGGTTTCACATTCGCCATGTATTCCAGGAAATTTCCAATTTCAATTCCAAATTCATTGGAGACGGGACACCGGCTCTTTGCCCTTGTGATCCATATGGGGTCCGTATACGGGGGTCACTATGCCCTGGCGGTGCGTCGCTATGACAAGTGGTACCTCAAGGATGATGACAGTGTGACGGAGATGCCTGATGGGCCTAAACTCACCGGCTCGTACTACATGGCGTGGTACAGATCCTAATAAGTTCGGCAAGTGTGATATTCTCTCGAAGGTTTATGCATGTGCGAAAATAGGTCCTCCGGTTGTTCGGGTGAGTCTTGTCGGTCCTGACTTTCTCCACCTCCCACCCCCTCTCCCCGTACTTGCACTCGACAATAGTTCCGTCCCTGTAAGGTTGAGAAGCGGTCCAGAGTTCAGCCTCTTTGTATTCAAGACCCTTTTCTTGAATATAGAGTTCCCTTCCGTTTTTGATGCTAAAATCTATTGTTATCCGCTCGTAGGGCTTCCACTTGAACATGGTCTCGTGTGTGCCCATGCGTATAGGCTCGTTCACGGGGGTGAGCACGAGCCCGTCCGTCTCGTAAGGGAACTGGTCTAGGGGTGGAAGGGCATCCAGGGTTTCCAAAGGGATCATATTCTTCACACAAAGTTCTATCCTGTCTTTTTTAGACTTGATGAGGCCCCGCACGACACTTTGGGCCTTGGCGAGGCGCACTGTGAGCGACTGAGAGCACAGGTCCTCCCCCTTGACTCGCACAGCGTCATAAATGGCAAAGAGTATCTTGCCATCCTTGCAGTTTACGAGTTCCCCGTCGAGGAGGGTGTCCTTTGGGAAACCCGCTATGACAAGGGTATCTTTGATCTCAAAGGTTCTGTCTACAAGAAAAGCCTCCTTTGACCCAGGAGGGCAGGCAAGGAGGTGGCGCGTACCGTCTGTTTTTTCACAAGCCAAATACTGCTGACTTTTCAGCATTGGAAAGTGGCGGCGTTCTATAGATATTGGTTGGGGTCCTGGAAATCTGTCAGGATCACTAGATTTCCAGGCGCCCTGGATAAACATCCTGACGGCCGTATTCATCTTTTCTGAACTAGCGTTCTATTCCTCTATCTTCACGGCTTCAACTGGACCCCGGAAGCCTCGAGAATGTTTCCAAAACATTCGTGCACATAGTGGCAGACGACTGTTGCCGTAGACAAGACTCCAACCTTAATTCCAAGGTTCGAAAGAGTCGAGAACATGGCACTGTTGTCATCAAGGGGCAACTTGATGGGCACCTTTCCACCACGGAGTTTCTTATCGACGGGCTTGGTGTCCATGGCCCACACGCGGGCCGAGGTGCTCTTGCACTCATAGAGACCATCCCCCAATTTTTTACCCACCTCCGTGTCAAAATCAAGGGCCCTCTGGCTTGCCGGCTCTGTCGACCCCTCTTTTGTCTTTTTTATAAAACGATCCCAGTTAATTCCTTCTGTGACGGATGGGAACACAAGGACCTGAATACCCTTTTCAAAAGGGTCAATAGCCTTGAGGATGGACTTGTCGTCGAGGTTGGTTCCGTACTCCATGAGGACGAGTCTCTCCCCGCTTTTGAATATCTTAGGGAGGCTCGTCTTGTCCGCGACGAAATGTATTTCTATGTGAAACCCCTTCACCATACACACCATATGTATGTTCATCATAGTATGAAGTGTTGTGGCGCTTATAGACTTGTTTCTGGTAAGTGCGACAACATGAATAACCGTCATTTAAATTTAAATGTCAGTTATTTTTAAGTATGAAACCTATTTCAACCCTCTTAATAGAAGCGTTTATTGTTGGTATCCTCCTCGTTGCGGTTTTCTATTTTGTTTCCAAATTCACAAAGAGTACTCTTCAGGCAGTATTCCTCAGTGGAGCCCTTTTCCACCTCTTGTGCGAAGCCACAGGAGTGAACGCCTGGTACGCTAAAACTTACGCGTGAATAACTGTCGAAACCCCCACCCACACAAGGGCACAAGTCACAACTAAAGTTGAGATAAAAGTCATTTTTCTCCGGGTCGCCAAGTCTGGCCCTATGACGGGGGTGACAACAGGGACAGGGACGATGACGTGAGGAGACGGTAATTCTTGACGGCAAAACGGACATTTGTTTACATAACACTGTATGTGTATCTTGTTTTTACAGCATCCCAAGTGGACGACCGTGCCTGTAAGGGGCTCGAGGCATATTGGACATTCCTCTTCCATATCTGTACTTAAGAGGAGTTTTCGGCTTTAAGGCGGTCCTCGAGTACACCCACGAAGCGGATATTTCCAACGTGTCCCAGAACCGTCATGACGTCAGCGTAGATCTTGCCCCCCATCTGCTGCCATCTCCGACAGAAGGCGTAGTCCTCTGAGAGGTAGCGCCGGGTCTCAGGGTCGATCATACAGTCAAACACGGCTATGTACTTGTCCACATCCTTATTCTGGTGGTCATTCACACACTCGAGTTCTGGGTATCTCTCGAACATCTTTGTGAATACCTCCCTCTTGACGAGCATAAACCCCGTCGGCCCATCCAACACCTCGGCGAAACCGTTCTGCACCGGGGTGTTCGAATACTTGAAATTCATAACGAGGGATGCCGACGCGCGGTTCAGGTCCCGCCCGTCCGCCGCCTTGACGGAATCCTCCGCCTGGCCGAACATGACGCACTTCTTGGGATAGCAGGCAACCGCTATGTCATGGTCAGACTTGATGAGACGGATGACAGCCTCGGGGTCGAAGTGGACATCCGCATCAATAAAAAGGAAGAGATCCGCCTTCGTCTTCTGATAGAAGCGAGCCACCGCCAGATTACGAGCCCTGTGCACGAGGGACTCGTTTTCCGTCGTGTCAAGCATCATCTGGATGCCGTTTGATGCACATGTCCGCTGAAGACGGAGGACGGACTCGGCATAGTGCTGCAGACAGACGCCCCCATAACACGGTGTGCTCACAAATAGGACCTTGCTCATTTAAGGTTCAAGGCGAGTTCCTGTTTAACTATGTTTTCTATCTTGTTCAGGGTTGGCCCTGACACGTCACATAGTTGGCACACCTCTTGCTTGGATATCTTGTAACCCATCTGGTTGACCACGATGAAGATGATGGCCGCCGCAATCGACTTGGGAGTCCTGCCCATCAGCGCCACCGAGTCGTCCAGGACTTCCGCCGCCTTGATGCACTTGCATTTCACCCGCCCCCTCTCCTTCTCAGGAATGCACTGTATAGCACTGAAGAATCTCGGGATGATGTCCTCGGGGCCTGTGACGTGGTTGACCGTCTCGGGAACCTGCTCCTGGTAAATCTCGAATGTCCTGCTCAGATCTTTCGCAGGAATATCGAAAGCCGACGCTATTTCCTGCGCTGTACGAGCCACCCCCGCCTCCTTGCACGCCTGGTAGATGCAGTTGGCCTTGATGCCGTGGCGCACGGCTCCTCTCGTCAAAACAGCCTCTGTGAAAGTTCTGTACTTGATCTTGGCCGAGTATATGACGGAGTCCGGAAGACCCAGGATGCCCTTGGCTATCCGCTCAAACTCTTGATAAGCGTGGAAAAGGCTCCTGTCCCTGTGGTTCATGGAGTTGTGAAAATTAATTCTCGCTTGGCGTTTCTGCTCATATGTGGCATTTCGCTGAGTACGCATAATCGTGCCCAGATTCCACGCCTCTGAAAAGTGATCTGTATTCATAGGGGCCCCCACGCGCGAAGGATCAGGGCCCTCGTGATCGCCTCCCGTCCTCCACTCGGGCTCCTCTGAAACGTCATACTCGTCCACCCGCCCACAGTCTGTACAAGTGGGCAAAGTGAATTCAGCCCAATTATTCACAGCATCCGATGTAGTTTTGTGACCCCCACAGAATGTGCAAATATACTGTGGATAGAAATCTACTTTAGGCGGAGTAGTCGCATTTCGAAGAGAATCGAAATCTGCCCATGCTAGAGACACGGGATCTTCCATGTTTTCATGGTTCCACAGTGGGTGCGCCAGGGGACCCGTAACAAAACCTAATTTTTTAGTAAGGCACTCCGATGACTATTCCTCCAGTTATTGACTCTGCCCGTCACACCGCCATCCATGAGGCTGCCAGTCGCTCGTCTTTCAGTATCCTGAATATTGTTGCAATTGTTGCAATTATTGTTATTGGTTATTTCCTGTACCGCAAGTTCCTGGCGCGCCGCCCCACCCGGAGATTCCCCCTCGTGCCTACCCAGCCTCCCCAGCCCAAGGTGCAGACGGCTCCCATAGTCGAGGAGATGGCACAGGACGAGATTCCAGAGGAAGAGGAGGTCCCCGACGCCAAGGAGGCCTAAGCCCACACAGAATCTACTATGTCCCACTTGAGGCATTTCTTGGCACCCATATAGACATCTCGCCGAAGTATCTTTTTGAGACGGCCTTCTGGAATCTTCGTCTCACGAGTATAAATATCGCGAAACTTATCCATAAATTGCTCTAGATTGTGCATCTGGTCCTTGAAGTCCTCGAACTTCCCCCAGGATCCGTCCATATTCAGTTGATGAATCAATATGTACGAATTCTCGGTCATGTGTCTTGTCCGTCCACCGAGCAGGATGAAGGTGGCGGCTGATGCACACACCCCGTCGGCAATGGTCCGAATTTTGACCCCTTTGATGGTCCGGAGGCAGTCCATGGCACTCAGCCCTGAGTGCATGTCCCCACCATCCGAACGAATCCAAACCCTTATTTCAGGCTTGATGTGCTCGAGCCCAAGGTCCAGATGGCGATGACGCAGATCAAGCGCGAGTTTTCGCACCTTGAGGTTCAACTCAAGTATCGTCTCTTCACACACCTCACAGTGGAAGTAGACATCGGACCCTTGAACCTTCACGAAGGAGACGTCCTCTCCGGGATGCTCGTCAGCCATTTCTTGAGTTTTGAAACGGTCTTCGCTTTTAACTTGGTCTGACCTATGTGGTTCAACACATCCACGTCTGAAGGCTCGAAGCCATAGTCCGCCAGGAGTTTAGGATCTTCATATTGTTTCAAAAGGAGAAGGGCCTCGTATGTGAGCCGGGTCCCGGGAACTCTCGAAATCATACTTTTTATCTTTTTCTTTCTCATACACATATTCTGGTACTTTGTCCATGAACTCCCGGGGCGGATGTCCCCGGGTGGGACCCCGTGATTAATCTCATGACACGGCATGACACAACCAATAATAGGGTAATATGGTAAGAGTTCCCATGATCCCTCATATATCTTTGTGTCGAATACGTCCGCTATACTCAATTGTTCTGCTATGACCTCTAGTCTCCCACAGGAAGAATCAGGGTAGTTTTCTTGAATAATAGACATTATATTTCCGGGTTCATCAATGTGCATATCAATACAGTCAATAGGATTCACATTAGATGTATTTGAGATGAGCATAGTGACGAGTTCTTTCGAACCCGGAAACATATCTTTTGGATCTGATATAAAGTCAAGACCCTGGATGACGTAACGCAGGTCACCGCCAGACTTGGCTATCAAGTCATCGGAAGCATTCGGAAATATACCTTTTATAATTTCAGGTGTAGGCACAGGTAATTCCCAAGTATTAATTTCAAAATCAAATTTGACTTGGATCTGTGATGTCACTATGAAATATCCGAACGAAGGTGGTTTAGTAATTTCACGTATTCCCACGAGTTCAGATACAGATTCAAATTCGTCAAGCAGGACAGAAACTTCTGTACCTTCTAATTTATCAAGAAAGTCAACTGTCGCCTGTTTATTCTTGAGTATGTCCGGTGTCAATTCGACAAAAGGTACGTTGTTCAGTATCTGCATTGCCTGCCACGTCTTACCTATACCAGTCTTCCCCAGAATACAAGTACACTGAGATATTTTGGCGTTTATATTTTTCGGCTTCTTAATAAAGCGATCCATGACGTCGAGTGAATTCGATGACTCTGAGTCTCTTACGAAGCAAATCTTAAATATGTTTCTCGAGAATAACGCAATTTATCCATGGCTTGCAGGATGGATGGTTTTCAATATAGTTACACTTTTGCTCGTTATGTACATTGCAATTAGAATTTCTCTGAAATAAGTATGAAGGAACAGATCCGGCTCGTGAAGGGTCGCCCTCCCTACAAGTGGCGCGCCGAATTCCAGAATGGTCACAAGGTGAACTTTGGTAGGGTTGGCTACTCGGACTATACCATTCACAAGGACAAGGAGCGGATGGGGAGGTACCTTACTCGGCACAGGAGGAGGGAAAACTGGGGGTCTTCGGGGCGCTACACAGCCGGGTTCTGGTCTCGCTGGCTCCTCTGGTCCAAGCCTTCCCTAAAGGCGGCGATACGAGAAACGGAACGTGCACTCGGACAAAAATATAAGATAAGGATATAGATGGACCGAGCCATCCCATTTACTATATTTGTGGTGAGTACATTTTCTGTCGCCCAGGCAGCAATATCTATACAGCAGTTCCGCAAGGCGGGCCAGACGCCCAAGTCCAACCCGTCTTACGGTTTCTCAATTTTCATGATTATTCTGTCGTTTCTCATGATGGTCGGAAGCCTCTGGTTTACTATCCATCCCAAGAATCCCATCCAGCAGAAGGAGGATAAGATACTCGAAGGTATAGAAAAAATAATAGGTATGTTGGCCGTTAAATAAATATTCTGTGAATATATAAATGCCCAACGGCAATAACACGATGAATGTGAACACCAAGTTGACGGCAGCCCCGGTGACCGCCCCGTCAGCCGAGGTTGGCTCCAATACCAATGCTCCAGTGGTAGAGGCCGTAAACAACGCGAACAACGTGAACAACGTTGGTAACAATTCCAATAAGAGAATGGAACGGATGCTCCTTATAGGCACGGCCTTTTTTGGAGTGTTCTTTTTGCTGTTTGCTATTCTGGCTATGAGCACCAAGGACGTTGAACAGAGCAAGAAATACACCAGATACATGTACTGCTTCCTGATTCTCGCCATCATACTCGCCATCGCGCTGTACATGCGCCGTTAGAAGGTCATGGACTGCGTCTCTCCAGACGCATATTGTGAAGCAGCAGCAGACAAAGTTGCAAAAAGTTCAGGGGTTCTATTTTGGTCGTAGTTCATAGTTGCTGTTGGTGAGATACCAATGGATCCAGCCTCGGCAAAAGCATCCTGATTCGCCCCCAGATACACGAATGACCACCCATCATTCGTGCACTGCTCAATCAGGTCTTTCACGTACGTCTTGGTGTGTACCCGGCTCGAGTTGTCCTCGCCGTCCGTGAGTATAATCACGACCGGCTTCCTCTCCTTGAACTCGTGAATAATGTCTCCTATCGTGTCCAGGAGGGCAGTTCCTCCCCCGACGCAGTACGACTGGGTCGTCAGGGGCTCCACCTGCTCGATGGGTATATTGTTGTACGTTATTGTGTAGCGCGTATCAAACTGAATCAGTGTCATTGTCCCACCGAGAGCACGTTGAGAGTCGACAAACGAGTTGTAGCCCCCTATGGTGTCCCCTAGGAAAGGTTGCATAGAACCTGAACGGTCCAGTAGAAACACACGGTCCATGTTATATGTTCTCAGGCCATCATGGCTTTAAAATAAAATCCCCAGTACACCTAGAAGTCCAGAACTTCTGATGGTCGGTACACGGGATCTCGATGAGATCCTGGGTATACACAAGCCTGAAGATTCTTTCTACGTTTATGAGTTGGATACTCTAAAACGGGCATATCAAGAGTGGACGCGGGTATTCCCGACCATCCGTCCGTTCTATGCCGTCAAGTGCAATCCTGACCCGATGATAGTCTCGTGTCTGGCGGCGTGTGGAGCCGGATTCGACTGTGCGAGTCGTCAAGAGATACAACAGGTGCTTGATGCCGGGGTCTCACCTGACAATATCATATATGCAAACCCGTGTAAACATCCCAAAGATATAGATTACGCTTTTAAAAACAAAATTTACAGAACCACCTTTGATAGCGTGTGCGAACTCCAAAAAATAGCGCAAAAGTGTGAACACTTTTCACCGGATGTTATCCTCCGTATCCGAGCCGATGACCCCGAGGCTCGCTGCAACCTAGGCATCAAGTATGGGGCCGAGGAGCACGAATGGGAAGAATTGATAGAAACATGTTCCCGTCTTTCCCTCAACCTTGTGGGCATCAGTTTCCACGTCGGCTCCATGGCGAAGAACGCCGAGGCCTTTCAGAAGGGCATAGAGGCGGCTGTGAGGGCGAGCCATCTCGCTGAGCGGTGGGGGTTCTGCCCCCGCCTCATAGACATAGGGGGTGGATTCTCATCGAGCAACATCTTTGATCTTGGACCAGTTCCTCAAAAAATTAATGAATCCATTTCTAATTTTAATTCAAAATTCGAATTCATTGCCGAACCCGGAAGGTACTTTGCTGAGCATGTGGCGACCCTCGTGACCCCTGTCATTGGGAAGAAGCCCGGGGGCATCACCATCAGCGAGTCCCTCTACGGGGCATTCAATTGCGTCTTGTTCGACCATGCGGCACCCACATTCCACGTGCATAGTGTGGAGGGTGATGAGCAGTCTGTTACAGTGTTCGGGTCCACCTGTGACGGGGGTGACATCATCTGCCGGGAAGTCCTTGTGCCCAGATGGATCGGCGTGGGCTCATGGCTCGTGTGGCCGAGGATGGGGGCATATACCTCGGCCGCAACAACCAATTTCAATGGTATTCCTTTTAATAATCGTTTAAAGGTTTACACCGGTTTGTAGGTATGACTCACAGAAAGGAGATGATCTTCGGAGCAGATGGTCAAGTGACCATCAAAGAGGTTGTTCAGGTCCCCAAAAAGAGATCACTGTTTAGACGACTATTCCAGTATATCCTCAAGTTACTGACGAGGATCAAGCGCATTTTGAAATATTGAAGTCATAATAATATATCTAGGTGTCTGTGAAGGGGTGTCCTCGTGACAAACTGACCATGAAGCAGGCCATATTGTATACTTGCCTTTTTCAGCCTTTACAGTTTTAGAAAAAAAATTAGTATCTGGTCCAGGGGTGAGATCCCAACGACACGACGCAAGACGGTTTAAATGTCCCACCTGTCCTTCGTCGTATGTAAAAGGAATACCGGTTGTTTTAAATACATCATACCCCATGTTCCACTGGTTTTTCCACATCAACGCACGTCCTTTATGAGCAGATGCCCAATCGGCCATGTATATATACATGTTTTCCTTGAATTTTTCATCAAGTTGAGTAGTAACATCTTTCCACTCTCTAAATCTACCTATGGTTAGCATCTCTCCAAGAGGCGTGTTTTTTCGTCTAGGATCTTCTTCAAATCTCTTTATTATATCTTCACATAGAGTTTCGGAAATATTATTGGGAAATTCTTTGATGTAATCCATTTAGTATCAGACAAAAAATATCTTTAAGTTGATACTATGCAACTTGACCCTGTAGAAACTGCCCAATTATATAAGTAAGATGAAGGAAATATAATGATTCTACCGGGCTCCATCTTATGAGGCTCATTATTAATGATCACGTCTCCTTTTGTCAAGAAACAAATAATAGTTATCTTAGGAATTTGTTGAGGAAATTCAGGCGGCTTATTACCAGATTTGAACACCAGGAATCGTCTGGAAAAAATAGGAGTTTCATCTACAAGAATACCCTTTGTCCAAAAGAATTCATTATAATACATAGTTGTCTCATTTTTGAGGAAATCTTCAAGAAAACTATACAGTTTTTTCATAATCTCTGCTTTTTTAGGTGGAACTGATGTGAAATCTTGTGGTATGAGGAAAGATGGGGCCTGTCCTAGAACAAGAAGAGCATCTTTAATAAAATCCTGATCCAACCTTGTTTTAACTTGTTTAATAAACGAATAAGAATTTCTCGATTCTTCAATCTTACGAATTATACTATGTGGTTCTCTATTGAAAGTATATAGAAGATCCCTGTCCTCTGGAGGAAACAGAAGGATCCTCTTTCGACCCTGAACTTGACAAAGCCAGTTATCCATACCATCATAGTGCATCAAAGTTTTTGTATTTCCAAAGTTTAACCAACATGAACTATTTATAAGAGGTGTATCGTGTTTAGGCACAAGGGCATCTATTTCTGGAATGTTCTGATATTGAAGGACGTAGTATTCTGGATTCTTCGTTTCATAGAATTCGTCATATGTCATGAATTCGTTACGAGACCCATTTTCAATACACCGTGTAACAAGTGTGCTAGAATAGAATATATCTTTATTAGGACTTCTCCATACTTTAAGGATCCCGAGAGGCCTGAAGATATCACCTGGGTCGACCTTGGGAATAGGGCTATCGGCTACATAAGGACCTTTAAAACCGGAAACACCGTCAATAAAAGTTTCAGATGGATCGTACCAGAAATTTATAGCAAAATTAAGCCCGGTTTCGGGGTCGGGGTCTTCGGAGAATACAAAATGGAACCACCCGGGTGGAATAAAAAGCATCTGACCGGGATTTATGATGAACTCTTGCTTATGGGCCTTGTAATACAGTGGAAACTTCTCTTTGTCGGGGAATTCATCTTCAATCATTGAATACCTCTTTTCATTTGTCCATTGATTCAATTCCATTTTATAAATAAAGTAACCCATCTTTATATGTATAAATGTCTCTCAATGTCACTAAACTTACTCCTCAAGCGAAACTTCCCGAACGTTCCACAATTGGTTCTGCCGGGTATGATCTGTTTTCTACCGACAGTTATGTTATTCAGCCGGGGCAGCGCACATGCGTTTCAACCGGTCTCTCTTTTCAATTCCCCCCAGGTACCTATGGCCGAATTGCACCTCGCTCTGGACTGGCCGTAAAGCACGGAATTGACGTCTTTGCAGGCGTCGTAGACCCCGACTACCAGGGGGAGGTCAAGGTTGTCCTGTACAACTCCGATACCCGTAACTCTTACGTCATCCGCCCCGGATACCGCATCGCCCAGTTGATTCTCGAGAATTACACCACAGCCAATATCGTCGAGATTCCTTCGGAGGCTACACCTCTTATTACCGAGCGCGGCACAGGGGGCTTTGGCTCGACGGGTATATAAACACTTAGACCTCTATTAAATAAGATGACATGCTTTCAAGCGGTGGCATGGGAGGGTCAGGATCTCACTGAGAATGACACCCCCATGTACACCGTGAGTATCTATGGACGGGGTGCCGATGGCCGCTCCGTCCATATATTAACTAATTTTAGACCCTTTTTCTACGTGAAGATCCGGAAAACGCACTCTTTCAGCGAGTTCAGGGCCGCCATCAGAAACCACTTCCGAGTGGCATCCATCACTGAGGTACACGCGAAGGACCTCTGGGGCTTCCAGAACGGGCTCTTGTCTAGGTTTGTCAAAATTGAATTCTTGGCTCATAAACCTATGCGATGGTGCTCCATGGCCCTTGAAAAACTCGAAGAGCGTGACGAGGCTTGGGCCGACCTCAAGAAGTTCGGTGCGCTTAAGATTTACGAGGCCAATATGGATCCTATTCTGCGTTTCATGCATGTCACGGGTATCAAGTCGACCGGGTGGCTTGAGGTCTCTGAAGAGGACACGGAGCCCGACTTTCAGACGACGTGCGACAAGAGCCTGTACGTGGCCGACTACACGAAGATCCGAGCACTCGACCGACCTGATATTGCACCTTTCAAAATTATGTCCTTTGATATCGAGTGTTACTCGAGTACAGGCGCATTTCCCAACCCTTTTGAGCCCCTTGATGTCGTGTTCCAGATCGGTATGACGACCAAGGCTTTCGGGTCGGACACCCTCGAGCGGAAGTGTCTGTGCCTCAAGAAAACAGAGGCCCAAGACTGCGAGTCGTTCGAGACGGAAAAGCAACTCCTCCAGGCTTTCGAGAGGTACCTCATCAAGACGGACCCTGACATCATCACCGGCTGGAACATCTTCGGGTTTGATCTCGAGTATCTCCAAGTCCGTTCCGTCCAGAACAAACTCGCCCCTACGTGGGGGCGCTTCCGGGACTCACCAGTGGAGATTGTGACTAAAAACCTCTCAAGTCAGGCCCTAGGAAATAACATGCTCAAGATGGTGCCCATGAGGGGCCGGTACGTCTTTGATCTTTTCCAGGATGTAAAGAGGGAGCACAAACTCGAGTCTTATTCACTGAATGCCGTCTCAAAGCACTTCCTCAAAGACAAAAAGAATGACATGCCTGTCAAGGAGATCTTCGGGAGATATGCAGAGGGTGACCCGGTCCGGCTCGGCGAAGTGGCAGACTACTGTCTGAAGGACACAGAACTGCCCCATGCACTCATGGTAAAGTTGTGTCAAATTCAAAATCAAATTGAGATGGCCAAGGCGTGTTGGGTCCCCCTCTCTTTCCTGAGCGAACGGGGTCAGCAGATCAAGGTGTTCAGTCAGATGGCTTACAAGGCGCGTGAGTTGGGCTTCATCATCCCCACGTTCCGCCGTCCTCCTGGTGGGGGCCCGGATGACCAGTACCAAGGGGCGACGGTTCTAGATGCGCAGACGGGTGCATACTACGGGCCCATCACGGCCCTCGACTTTGCCAGTCTGTACCCGAGCATCATGTGCGCTCACAACCTGTGCTACTCGACCCTTGTTTTGGACCCTCAGTTTGACAACATCCCAGGGGTCACGTACGAGCAATTCGGCCCTCATAGGTTCGCTCAGAACGTCCCGTCCCTTCTGCCAGTCATCTTGACAGATCTCAAGGCGTTTCGTAAAAAGGCCAAGAAATTGATGGCGGCCGCCGAAGGGACGCCTATGGAGGCCATCTATAACGGCCAGCAACTTGCGTACAAAGTCAGTATGAATTCAATTTATGGGTTCACAGGGGCGTCAAAGGGGATGCTGCCCCTTGTGGCTATAGCCTCTACTGTTACCATGAGGGGTCGGCAGATGATCGAAGAGACGAAAAACTACGTCGAGGCGAACTTTCCAGGTGCCAAAGTGCGGTACGGGGACACCGACTCTGTGATGGTCGAGTTCGACGTCCAGGGTCGAAAGGGTCAAGAGGCTATAGACTACTCGTGGCAACTGGGCGAACAGGCGGCTGAACAGTGTACGAAACTCTTCAAGGCACCGAACGATCTGGAACTCGAAAAGGTCTACTGCCCGTACTTTCTGTACTCCAAAAAGAGGTACGCGGCAAAGATGTGGGAAGGTAAGACCGGTCCCGACGGGACTGTGAATGTAGTCTTCAAAAAGATTGACGTCAAGGGCTTGCAGGTGGTCCGGAGAGACAGTTGCGCTTATGTGAGAGATACCCTCAAGAAACTCCTAGAGATGATTCTCGAGAGTGATGACCCTCGGCCCGCCATCAACTTCGCCAAGGACAGAGCCAAGGCTCTCCGTGAGGGGCGGGTCGACCAGGACGACCTCCTCATGTCTAAGCAACTGAGCGCCTCCTATAAGGTCCCTATGGCTCACGTTGCCGTCCGTGACAAGATCAGAGAGCGCGCACCAGGATCCGAGCCCCAACAGGGGGACCGCGTTCCCTTCCTCATACTCGCCGGCCCTGGGAAGATGTTCGAAAAGGCCGAGGACCCTGCGTGGGTCAAGGAGAAGGGCCTCAAAATAGATTTCCAGTACTATTTTACGAATCAGTTCAAAAAGCCGGTGTGTGACCTTCTGGAGCCCCTCGTCGGCAGCCGCCCCGAACAGGCTATATTCGAACCCAAGACGAAGCACATCACAGACTTCTTCAAACCGACCTAAAAAGAAAACGCTCGTAAAATGTAGATGGAGGCAACGATTCTCCAAGCCATAGAGGCCGAAGTCGAGAGACGGGTAGCCGTAAAGATGGCGAGTGCCCTCGAAACAATTTCAAAACTTTATTCCATTCCGTTAAGCCGCCTCTTGAAGGACACGGCAACCGCCGAGTCCTCCTTCTGCAAGGGGGTGCTCAAGTGCGGTAAGCGTTGCCTCAAACAACCGAAAGAAAACGGCTACTGTGGCTTTCATCTGAAGCAGGCTCCAACACCCAGTGTCGTTCAACCCCCTCAAAAACAGGAAGAATTAACTTGGGATTTAAGTGAACAAAACCGCTTAAACATTTGAAGAACATGATACATAATGAGTAAGTCAGTATTACTCTTAGAAAGTCTTACCCGTTTCTTCGATGTTCCGGACAATTCTACAATTCTTGATGACATTTTGAATCACAAGAAAGGCATTTCTCTCCGGAAAATCGAGTGGTTTGTGACTAATTATTCAAAGAATCGCCACGTTACATACACGGCCCCGAACGGCAAGGCCTTCACGGTCCACGTGGCTTACAAGTCTAGCCTCGATGGTTATTCTAAAAAACTGTTCGACCCCTTTTGTCGTACAGAGAGGATCTCTTTCAAGGGCTTGACGACCACCGTAGCCCAACTCAACTTTATAAGATGGTGTATAATAAACGGTATAATAGAGTATATACTCAAAGATAAGGCAGTCTTGCAAACCCACCCTGAAATTCCAGAATAGTGTACCCGTAATAGAACAAGTTCAAGTTGTACCCCTGTGTAATCTGGGCCGAATAGGAAGCCAAAAAAGTCAACTGGAGTTTCGTTGTCTGTGAATTCAACTTTGAAAAATTGATATATCCACCTGCATTGTACTCCTTCGGATTGAGCCCAAAGGAATACATGTAGATGTTCTTTGCAGGGACAGAGAGGCCGTGCTCCATGGGCTGCTTGAACGAGTAGTACAGAGACCCCTGGAAGGTACTCAGAATATCTACGTTATTCAGAGTAATCTTGGCATTATCAATCACATCGATGAAGTTCACCGTGCCCGTCGGGAAAGTCAGGGGCACGGCCGCCTGGATGTACTTGGTTGTGTAGCCGTACTCATACCGGGAGTCGTAGTACAGACCCGAGTCACGTGATTCGTATTTCTTGTTCCTAAAAAACCACACAAGGAGTTGAACAGGGAAGTTGGCGGCGAGTTGCAGCACCTGCTGGTTGTTCCCCGCGAAGGGCTGTGTAGGAGCCTTGGTCACCCGGTTAATAACATAGCGGAGGGTCTGTGTCTTGTAGTAAAGTCTCTCAGAGTCCGTCAAACGAATTTCTTCTAAAATTAGTGCCGGGGACGAGATATCCTTTATGGGCAGGTCATTCGTGATCCAATACCACGAATTGAACTTTATCCGAATATACATCTTCTGATTCAACATGGCACACATGGGGAAGTAAGGGCGGCGGAGTTTCTCACGCCCGGAGTTATTTGCAGAATGTCTTCTGCAAAAGAAAAACTCAAGTGGCACGATGACCTGAAAAGAATTTGTAGTATTCACAAAAGTATTTGACCCGTTATTCACCGCCGAGAACATATTCACCTGCTCATCGGCGTCCAGAAACAACTGGTCTCTGATAAAGAACCAGTCGTCGTAGATGGTCTCAACTACAGAGTCATTAATCAAAAAGTCCACCTGATTAATGAGGGCACGCCCCACCTGGTTGGCATACGCGTTCGATGTACTCGAGAGCCCTGGTAATACGCATTGAAAATGCATATTTGACAACAGGTCCCCTATCTCTGTTGGTTTGATTTCAACTGTAATAGTCTGATCAAGGAACTTGGCCGCGTTGATGGGTATATTTCGTTGGTACATGACGAAATTAGAATGCTGAGGGAATTTAGAGTCCCAGTCTGAACCATCCTTTCCTTGGAGATAGACCTCCTGTGGACCTATTGCATAAAGGGAGGTTGTTGTACCTGCGTTATATCCTGTTTTCGTGACCTCTTTATACTCTTCTTGGAACACGGGTGGCGCTGCTACTTTCTCATTCACACTGCGCAAGGGAGCTGATGCGCCTCCATGGATCAGTGGGTTGATATTAACAGAGACATTGCTGTAAGTTGAAGTATATTGGACGTTTGCAGAAATTTGACGCGCGGCTGATGCCGGCTGCGTCACTGGAACGTTGTTTACATAGATTGGCGTGTCGGAATTGGGCAGGTCAACAGATGCGTTTAGTATTGCATATGACGTGTAAGCGTTCATAATGGGGTCTATCCCATATGCCCTCCATAGAGTCACGACCTGGCCAGGAACCATGGCGATGCTTTCCACGGTGATCTTCCCAGGGGGGACAGTCGGGAGCGCCCCCACCTCCCACCCAGAGGTGAAGTTAAAAGGCGCTGAATCAGTCAGATAAAACACAGGACGATGGTTATTCACCATGTAAAACCCGGAAATGGTACCAGAAAACACCTTGGGGGCAGCAGTGTTATCCGGTGGATAAAGAGTAACGGCCGAGGCGTGCTGGGCACCTTGGATATTCTGCTCTGTATCCGTCTGGCATGTGAACGACCAGTTGTAAGTTTCCGTCTGGCCGTACCCAACTTTCACTGACCCGGGGGTGTTGGTTGCTGTGCGCATCACGACCGTCCCTGCAAGCCCTGTCACACCCGTCACCTGCCACCCGTCACCGAACGGCATGGGCTTCTGGGACACTGGATCAATAACAGGCCATGCTGTGTAAACGTAAAATGTAACGACGTTTTGAGATGTGGCCATATAAACCCCACTTACTTGGACAGATTTCAAGGGGGCTGTATCCGTGTCCATACTACAAATTGTGAAGGTTATTTTTCCACAGTTGGGCCACAGGGGTCGCCTTCAGAGCATCCTTCTCGGAGTTTTTGGTCTCACAGAGATCCTTGAGTTTCAGGACCTCCTCCCGTGTGTATTGGTACGTCTTGATATCCAGAAGTTTAGACCATATTTCCTCTTTGAAATTCTCTGTCCTCAACTGGCTCTTGATGTCATCAAGGGGGACGTTCAACACTTGGATGCGCTTGTTAATAACAAACCCTATGAAACGGGCCTTTTCACTCAGCCACTGTATTTCATGCTCGAGTTCTTTGAGTAGATACTGCTTTCTCTTCTTGTAAGTCCCTAG